ATGACACGACTCATAGATCAAATATGCGCGATGAAAACAACGATACTGTTGCGTCGTCCGCGGTGGCCAATAACCAAGAGTGTTTATGGAAGATCAAAAATCTAGAAAAGAAGTTTTGCTAGAAGAAATTAACGAATTGACACAGCAGATTGAAGACGCAAGAAAGTCTCGAAAAAGCATCACAAAATTACGAGAGCGATTGATAAAATTGATCTTAGAACTTGATTCTTTGGGAAAAGATGAAGATTCATAGTGCAAGATGAAGCAGACCAAAACTTAAAACCTGGAGACTTAGTTATCCTAGTAAACGTAGGAAAAACTAAGTCTATGGTCATGTGGGCTACCTGGAATGATCTTGAACATTCGGCCCAAGAGACGAAGTTTTGGCCAGCTATCGTGGGAGAAATAAAGAGGGGAGAGATTGCATTCGTACTTGAGATTTATTCTCCAAGAGTGGGTCCTCGCGGTGCCAAGATATGTACGTCTAGAAAATTAGTAGGCTGGATCAACTGCAGATGCTTGACAAAAATAAACAAAGGCCCCGATTAAAAAATAATCAGGGCCTATTTGGCGCGTTAGCGATTTAAAAAATCACTTCTTATCGCTTGGGACAGCGCTAACCGCTGGAGCTGCGCTGGCGCTTGCCGTTGGAGCGACTGTTGCTTCCGCTGTCGCAGAAGCTGTTGCAGTTGGAACCACCTCGGCGGATGCGGAAGCGGATGCAGAAGTAACCTCAACCTTGTCGTCACCCTTGCAACCGATCAATGCTGCGGCGCAGCAAACCATAGTAAGCATGTTCTTCATTGTTTGTCTCCTATTGCCTTGTGTTGTTGGCGGTCTTAATTATACCGTAAAATTTAAGATGTATTCAAAAGTATTCGTCATCGAATTTATGTTGAGCTTTCTATTTCGACGACGTGTTTAATATTTAACGTATATTATGACTACACGATTTAACGCCGTTGACCAAGTAAACTATAACGTTCCAGGCGTTAAGTCGGGATATGACAGTAATGTCAAGTCAGATCTATCAATACCTTCGTGTGGTCTGGAAGACGTCGACGTCGCTCTTTTTACGTTATTCGATAAAGAAATAGCTCCTAGTGTTGGGGGAAAAGACACACAGGAATTAAGAAGGGTTCCAATCGTCTTTGCTGCCGGCGAAAAATGGGCGATGTTAAAAAAAGGTCGTCCACTCCGAGACCGAAACAACACTTTGATATTACCGCTCGTAACGATTATGCGAACGGGAATTACGCAAGCGCCAGACGACATAACCAAACGAGGAATTAACCAGCAGACGGGCGAGATAGTCGTCAGAAGAAGACTAGATAAATCTGATAGAGATTATCAAAACTTAATTAATAAACAATTAATCCTGAACCAAACCAACGTAGCGGTGACCAGCGGCTCACAATATGCCTTATCGCATCAATTTATTACGGGCCGTCAAGTAGGGTCCTTAGAGTCCAGCGATCCAACTCGAAATGGAGCGCTTCTGGCCTCTAACAAGAAAAATAACATATTCGAAACATTGACGGTGCCAGCGCCTCAATTCTATACGGCCAAATACCAAATTACGATTTGGACTCAATTTACTCAACACATGAATCAAATCGTCGAAAAATTCATGTCGTCTTTCTTACCTCAAGGATTGTCTTGGAAGCTTACGACGCAGAAAGGCTATTGGTTCATAGCGTCAATTGAAGGCGGTATGTACAATGTTGAAACTAACTTTGACGATATGTCGACTTCAGAGAGATACATGAAATGTACTTTCGAAGTCAGCGTCCCGGCATATATTTGGGCTTCTTCAGCGCCTGGTGTGCCCGTGCCCGTGAAGCGTTACGTGTCTTCACCTGTAATTGAATTTACTTTGACGAATAAAGGTACGACTGACGGCGACGGTCCCGAAGAGTTTTCTAACAATTACGTGTTAGGAAATGATGATCCAACTTTACCGTTGGACGAACGTGCTAACGCGCGCGACGATCAACGACGTCCTGGTTGGCGACAACAAGTTGTTCAACCGTCTAATTCAATAGAAAAAATAGATGCTAATGATCCTGCGCTATTGTCTTACCCGCGCGGGATAAATCCAAGTCAATTTAAAAAGATACAGATAGGAAATGAAACCAAGTATGTGAAGATCGTCAATGTGAACGAGGCAACTGGCGAAACTGTGTATTCTGCCGCAGATTTCCACGGCCTCAAGATCGTACCCGTCTAATTGAATATCATTTTTTGGTTTTGTTCCTTTTTACAAGATATTTATCGATTGAATTCGACCGTGAAGGAGAAACGTAATGTCCGAGCAAGTTTTTAGATCTCCAAATTTTTATGAACGAGAAATCGATCTATCTGCGCCAGCAGTTGGAGGACCAGTTGGAACACCAGCGGGCGTAGTTGGTCCAGCGAACAAAGGTCCAGCGTTCGTCCCAGTTACAGTTGCTAACTTTAATGAGTTTATTGAAGTCTTCGGCGATCTTGATACGAAATACTTCGGACCCTACGCGGTCAACGAGTTCCTTAAGAACAGAACTTCCTTAACTTATCTTCGCGTATTAGGCGCCGGCGCTAACAGCTCCTTGACTGACTTTGAAAATACTCTTAACAAGGGTACAGTCAAAAATGCCGGTTTCGCGCTTAGCGGTTCGGTCGCTGCAGCCGACGCACGCCACACTCGCGTTGTTCAATTCTTGTCGGCTCAACATACGCTTTCAGCAAATGAAGCATACGGTATGCCAATGTTTTCCGACAACGACTCCTTCCCAGGAGTAACTGCCGGCAGCGAAGTTAATTTGGTTCGTGGTATGGTAATGATGCCAAACACGGCAAAAATGTTCGTGCTAGACGGCAACGAAGCAGCACCAGCCGCTACCGCAGTCGCAGCCATCGACGACCAGGCACAGGCAAAGACTGTCAATGGTAAGTCTAAGTTCAAGATTTTGATTTCTTCTTCTCTCGGTGCAACATTCGCTACCGACGAAGGAAAGCCTGGCGTTAAGATTCTTACGGCGTCCTTCGACCCATCTTCAGATGACTATTTCGCGAAGGTATTGAACACCGATCCAGATAAGTTTTACTCGCAACAACATTATTTGGCTGCTGACTTTGCGGTTGATGCTCAAGTAGCCGACGTTGCTGCTGACAATTACGTTGCAATGCTTTCTGGTTCTGCATTGACAGATTCTTCTTCTGGCGATCCAACGATGGCGTTCAGAGAGATCTTCGGCGCGTACAATACTCGCTTCAAGGCGCCACAAACTCCAACGTTCATCTCGCAACCATTCGGTAAGACCGAATACGATCTATTCAAGATCGAGGCGATTGACGATGGCGAGTATGCAAACAAGCTATACAAGATCTCCATCGCAAATATCAAGGCTTCTGCAGACGCTACAAACAAGTACGGAACGTTCAATCTTCAAGTAAGAGACTGGAACGACTCCGACATAAACCCAATTGTCATTGAGCAATTCACTAACTGCACACTCGACCCAGACTCTGACAACTATATCGCTAAGTTGATCGGTGATCGTAAGGTTTATTACCACTTCGACGCTATCGATCCTCGCGAGCGCCGCATCGTCGCCAAGGGTAAGTATCCAAATAACTCTAAGTACGTCAGAGTTATCATGAACGAGAACGTCGATAAGAAGCTCGTACCAGAAAATGCGTTGCCATTCGGCTTCCATGGTCCAAGCTTGCTTAAGACAAACGACAACGTCAATGCATTGGCTGCCTTGACAGAAGGAACTGCGCGCCTAGGCGGTGCTGGTTTGACGGCCGCTCATCAACTTTCTGGATCGATTCTACCTCCAGTACCGTATCGTTACAAGGTAACGCGTGGAGAGGTTTCGACGACTAGCACGGTAGCCGGCGCGCCGGGCACGAAGGAAGTTACGCTTCCAGCACTTTACTGGGGCGTTAAGTTCGAGCGCAATGCATCAGCATTGGCAAACGAAGTGTTGAATTCAAACGTCATCACCGAGAAGAACACCCTACTCTCATCCTTGACACAGTTCATGGGTATCGAGAAGCTCGACGCTCTTCACACGGGTTCTAACGTAGACTTGTTCAACAGCAATAAGTTCAGCCTTGCTAAGGTCGCGCTGCGTAATACATCGGTAACCGATGTTACAGGTTCGGCGGCGGCGCACATGAAAGAGACGGCCTATATTAGAAACGCGAAGCCAGATTCCAACGATTATTCGGTCTCTGATGGAGTCATTTCAAATCGCGTCACTCTAGCTACCCTCCTCGCGAAGACTTCGGCAGCAAGCTTCAACCGCTTCTCGCAATTCGCGAAGTTTACAACATTCATGTATGGTGGCTTCGACGGCGTAAATTATCTTGATAGAGATGCCCGCAGATTGAACGATAAGTCTGTGTCTTTCGACGCCGATGCATTGTCAACAGGCGGTGCAGCTTCGAGCTACACAGCACAAGGTTTCGGCACTGCAGTCAACGGCACTGGCAAGGATAACAACGGCGTCGCATCTTACAACGCGGCAGTCGATATCATGACGGATCCATTCGCTGTAGGAGTGAATGTTTTGGCACTCCCAGGCATCCGCGAACCATACATCAACGATCTAACGTCAAAGAAGGTTAGAGATTATGGTTTGGCATTGCACTTGATGGATATTCCAGCCTACGACGACGATGGCTATAGATTGTACGATGATTCGACATCTAAGCCAAGCGTTAAGGAAACAGTCGATGCCTTCGACAACCGCGCAATCGACAATAACTACGTGGCGACTTACTTCCCAGACGTCTTTGTCGACGACGCGACAAACGTCCGCCGTGTCAAGGTTCCTGCTACGGTGGCTGCCCTCGGAGCGCTCGGATTCAATGATAGAGTTTCCTATCCTTGGTTTGCTCCCGCCGGCTTCAATCGCGCAGCATTGGACTTCGTGACCAACGTGTCGGTGCGCCTCAACGTCAGCGACCGCGACCGCTTGTACGATTCGCGTATCAACCCAATCGCTACGTTCCCAAGACTCGGATACGTCATCTGGGGTCAAAAGACGCTACAAATCAGCAAGTCTGCACTTGATCGCGTCAACGTTCGTCGTCTTCTCCTCGAAGTGAAGAGAATCATCATCGGTATCGCGAACCGTATGATCTTCGAACAAAACACTCCTGCTGTTCGCAACCGCTTCGTGTCGGATTCGGTCTTCCAGCTTGGTTTGATCCAGGCGCAAGCAGGTATCGAAGCCTTCCAGGTTGTAATGAACGAAACAAACAACACCCAGGAAGACATCGACCTTAACCGTCTCAATGGTAGAATCGTTGTGGTACCAACACGCTCAATCGAGTTTATCGCAATCGACTTTATCGTAACCAACGCGGGCGTGCAGTTCGTGTGAGAAATTTGAAATTAACCAGATAGTTAGAATAGCAGAATGGAGCATCGTAGATGGCACAATTAAAACTAGGCGCAGCAGGCGTAACGGCAAATGAAATCGATATTTCTGGTCCTGTAACAGCACAACCAGTTGGTGTCCCTGCGGGCGTCATTGGTACAGCAAAGCAAGGACCCGCTTTCGTACCAATTACCGTTGGTAGACTCAGCGATTTCGAGGCAAAGTTTGGATCGGTCGACAGCAAGCACTTCGGTCCAATGGCAGTCCTCGAATGGTTGCGCAATGCACAAGCAGTTACATACCTTCGTGTACTCGGAGTTGGTAATGGTCTTGAGCGCCAAGGCGTGTCTGATACGTATCCAGGTTCTGTTACGACAGCAGGCTTCGTCGTCGGAGAGAATCAACCATCTGGCACTCTTGGTGCACTGGCAGCTAATCCGTATGCAAACGCAAATGGACAACCTGGTCGTACCTATCTTCTCGCATGTTTGATGTCAGAGTCTGCGGGTTCAACTTACTTTAGCGAAGCTGGCCTACAGGCATCTGGTCAAAACGTTGCAACGCCGATCGTCCGTGGCGTTCTAATGGCTGCTTCTGGTGTTTTGTTGAGATTGTCTTCTTCGTTGGGCGGTGCAGATTCTTCTGCTCCCGCTTCTACGCAGGTCGGTTCGACAGCTTCTTCTCCAAAGGGAACGACCGTCGGTTCGGTCGTTTTGACTGAAAACTCGATCTCGAAGCAAGACTTCGTAGTGTTGTTGAACGGTCACAAGGGTGCAGACGTCAACTATCCAAATGTTTTGACAGCATCTTTCGATCCTTCTTCCAACAACTACTTCTCCAACGTCTTTAACAGAGATCCATTCAAACTACAAGAAGCCGGTCATTATCTCTATACACACTGGGATATTCACTCTTCTGTTGGCGTAGTCACAGGAGTCGGTGTTCTCTCTGGTACACACGGTTCTGGTGCAGCGAGCCACTTCGGTAAATCAGGCACAGAGACATCCGCATTGTTGTTGACGTCTTCTCAAGCATACAACGTTGGTACAGCAACGGTGCCAAACTTTGAAAGCTTCGAAGATCGCTACCGTCACGCCAAGACTCCTTGGATTATCTCGCAAAAGTTCGGTGGTAAGCCTGTTAATCTTTTCAGATTGCACGCTATCGACGCGGGTCAAGACATCTCTTCATTGTACAAGATATCGATCGAAGACATCACACCTTCGTCAGACCCAAACAACAGATACGGCAGCTTCACAGTTAAGGTCAGAAAGTTTGATGACAGAGATTCTACACAGTCTTTGATCGCAACTGGCGAAAGCTTCGTCTGTGACCTCAACCCATCGTCCAACCGTTACATCGGCAAGGTTATTGGCGATCTTCACGTATACTTCGACTTCGATCGCGACATTGAAGAGCAAAAGGTTGTTATCGAGGGTAACTATGCAAACAACTCAAACTACATTCGCGTAGAAGTACACCCAGACGTCGAGAACGGATTCGTCGACGCATCTGCGTTGCCAATGGGCTTCCGCGGTGCTGCTCACTTGGTAACATCGGGTTCTGCTACATTCCAGGCTCTACCTGCTGTTTCGGGCGATCTATACGCTCAAACGGGTGGTTCTACAGACTTGAACGTCCTTCGTAAGGCTGTTACACCTCCAGTGCCATTCCGCAAGAAGGTAACAGACGGTGTCGTCGATAGCGATACAGAGACTGCGAACTCCAAGTTCTACTGGGGTACGCAGTTCGAGCACATCGAAGTCATTACGAAGCCAAATGCAAGCAATCTAAAGAACAAGTCGATCGAAGCGTACGCCAAGTACTTCCCAGACTTCTCTACGACTGTCAAGCCAGTTATCGTTGGCGACAACACCGGCGCAGAAGATACGGCAGCTAACGGCATCCTCGACGCCGATAGATTCTGCAACAACTTGTTCAGCCTCGAACACATTCAGGTTGTTACAGGCTCAACTGGCCGCGCCGACGTCCGTGAATGGGATGAAGCTGTTTACGTCAGAAATGGCGTCATCGCAGCAAGCGATGCTAACAAGACTCGCGCATTCGGTACGACTGACTTGGTCGAGACGACGAACAGACAATTCGCCAAGTTTACCTTGTTTATGCAAGGCGGATTCAACGGCGTCAACATCTTCGATCGCGACGAGTTCAATCTAACCAATAACGCAGTGTCTTCAGACATGGTCTTTGGCAATGGTCGCCTTCTCAACGATGGTCCAAACGTCAAGGCTTATACGAAGGCCGTCGACATCATGAAGAATACAACCAACGTTGACATTCAACTGTTGGCGATCCCTGGTCTACGTCATCCAATCGTAACCGATTACGCGACGGTGGCGACAGAGGAAAGATTCGACGCGCTTTACATTATGGACGTCGAGCAATACAGCGAGGACGGCACGGACGCAGAGAACGAAATTCGTCTTGATTCTCAAATCACTTCGGTTTCTAACACAATCCAAAGCTTCCGTGACAGAGCGATCGATTCCTCCTTCGCCGCAGCGTACTTCCCAGATGTCAACTACGCCGCGCCAGACAATAGCAACGTGTTTGTACCACCATCTGTTCTTGTCCTCGGCGCAATGGCTCTCAACGACGCAGTAGGCCATCCATGGTTTGCTCCAGCGGGCTTCACCCGCGGTGCTCTTCCAACGGCTGCACTCGAAGCGAGAGTTAAGCTCAAGGATGAGGATCTCGATGCTCTCTACAACGAGCGTATCAATCCACTCATCGCCTTCGTTGGCGCACCAAAGAGCGGTACCAACCCAGCTTCTGGCCTCGTGATCTGGGGACAAAAGACGTTACAAATCGCAGCTTCATCGCTCGACCGTGTCAACGTCCGCCGTCTCCTTATCGAGATTCGTCGTCAGGTTCGCGAGATTGCAAACACGGTTCTCTTCGAGCAAAATCGCGAAGCAACCCTCGCGGCTTTCTCGGCGGCAGTCACACCAAGACTCCAGAGAATCCAGGCCCTCGCTGGTCTCGAGAGATTCCGCGTCATCATCGATTCTTCGACGACGACACAAACGGACATCGAGAACAACACGGTCCGTGGCAAGATCTTCGTACAACCAACCAAGTCGATCGAGTTCGTCTCCCTCGACTTCGTCGTGGCAAACAACGTCAATCAGTGACGCATATTAATCGAGGATTAATCTAATATGGACAACAGCGGTGCAATTAAAAAGAGCGCAATAAAGTACGTAGGAGCGTCGCTGTTGTCCTTTCTTTTCGGATGGAAGGCATCATTCGAAGGTTGATTAAAAGTTTAGTTTGAATTTCGCAAAGAAACATATATTTAGAAAAGGTGACAGGAGAATAAAACCATGGCCGCAGAGACATTAGACGTTACATCGATGATTCCAAACAAGTTCGAGCCAAAGCGCAAGAATCGTTGGATTCTCATGATTGAAGGTATCGACGCATACATCATCAAGACGACATCTCGCCCAACAATATCGACGGAAGAAGTTGAAGTTCCATTCATCAACAGCCGTCGTTATCTCGCAGGCAAGACCACGTTCGGTACAATCGGCGTTACTCTCCACGATCCAATCGCTCCATCCGGCGCTCAACAGGTCATGGAATGGGTCCGTACTCACTTTGAATCCGTCTCCGGTCGTGCTGGTTACGCAGACTTCTACAAGCGCGACATCCAACTCAAGATGCTCGATCCAGTCGGTACAGTCGTCGAGCTCTGGGACATCAAGGGCGCGTTCATCACCGAAGCAAACTTCGGCGAAGTCACCTACGAAGACGGCGGCCCAATGGAAATCTCAATGACACTCCGTTTCGACAACTGCGTTCTACAATTTTAGAAAAAGTCTTTTACCGAATCGTAAAGTTAACTATAATTACCTCTGTGGCTTTTTGCTACGGAGGTTTTTATGTTTAAGTGTCCTAAATGCGATTTTCAAATCGCGAATATTAATTCTCTAAGGATTCACGCTTCAAAGAAACACGATCTTTCAAGCGAAGATTTATATATCCAAGTCGTTTTAAACGGAGACAAGCCAGTTTGCGAGTGTGGTTGTGGTTCCGAGACGAAGTTTAATGGATTAGTGAATGGATATTCCAAGTTTGCGTGGGGTCATGCTTCAAGGGTAAACAATAATTGGGGGCATAACAAAGAAGCTTTTGAAAAAAGCCTTACAACTAGAAGAAAAATGTGGGAAAACGGAGAAATTCAAGGATGGTGTAAGGGTTTAACAAAAGACGACCCACGAATAGCTGCGATCGTTGAAAAAATGAATACCCCTGAAAGATCAGAAAAAATATCTAAATCTTTAACGGGGAA